GGCGCCGTCACAACCCCAGCGCTCACCCATGTCAACGGCACAGGCCTCTACACCGCCACCGTCGCCTGCACCATCACCGGGATCTGGACGTATCTGTGGGAGGGCACTGGCGCCGCCGCCGACGCCGCCGCCGGCACGTGGACCGTCGTCACAGTGGCGCTCAACCAGCGGTACTGCTCAGTGGAGGAACTGAAGTCCAGGCTGGCGATCCCCGACAGCGGCGACGACCTCGAGCTCACCCTCGCCGTTGAGGCCGCATCCCGGTCGGTTGATGAGATCTGCGGCCGCTACTTCTGGCGCGGCACCGACACCCGCACCTACGTCCCCCAGTCGCTTTACGGGCAGCAGCTCGACGACATCGTCTCAGTGTCCACGTTCAAAGTGGATTTCGACGGCGACGGCGTGTTCGAGCAGACATGGACACAAGGCACCGACTATGCGCTGACCGTCTCGCCGGGGAAGTACAACACGGCGGCGAAGGGTGAGACGTGGCCTTACACGGGGTTTCAGGTGATCGGCACGAGCAAGTTCGCGCCGTTCGTGTGGCCGTGGTCGCATCAGGACCGGTACCAGGTGACGGGTGTGTTCGGGTGGCCGGCGGTGCCGCTCGCCGTCAGGCAGGCGGCGCTGATCGCGGCGGCTGACCTGTTCCGGCTGAAAGACGCACCGTTCGGGGTGGCCGGGTTCGGCGAGTTCGGGGTTGTCAGGGTGCAGCAGAACGGGCGTGTGCTGGCGTTGCTGCGGCGTTACATCACCGGCCAGCGGGTCGGGGTATGACCGCGCCCACGTTCTCCGCTGTCCGCGCCGCGCTCGCCACCTACCTCACTTCGAGCACCGGCCTCCGCGCCTCACCGAACCGGTTCGCGCAAGTCAACCCGCCGATGGCCGTCATCATGCCCGTCACCGGCACCTTCACCCGCTACAGCGTGGACTTCGCCGGCGACGTGGACTACACGCTCCGCGCCATCGTCCTGGTATCGGAAGGCGACTCACTGTCCGGGCAGGACCTGATCGACGCCTACATTGCTACCAGCGGCCCGCAGTCGATCTGGGCGGCGGTGAAAGCCGACCCCACCCTCGGCGGCGTCGTCTCGTCGTCGGCGGTGCAGGAAGTCACCGCCTACGGGCTGATGACGTTCAGCGGCGTCGACTATCTCGCGGCGCATTTCATCGTGTCGGTCTACCCCTGATGCGCTGGCTCCTCATCCACCCGGGCCCCAACTTCTCGGTCGCTGATGTTCACACCGGCTGGATGGAAGCGCTCCGCGGCCTCGGCCAGCACGTCGTCGAATACAACCTGGACCGGCGCCTGTCCTTCTACGATCAGGCGCTACTCGCCGACGACCTGACCGACGCTGACGGGCGCCAGGCCGTCCACAAGGCGCTGACCCGCGAACAGGCGATTGAACTCGCAGCCAACGGCATCCTGTCCGCCTGCTACCAGACGTGGCCCGATGTTGTCATGGCTGTCAGCGCGTTCTTCACACCGTCGTGGATGCTTGAGGTGATCCGCGCCCGCAACCACAAGATCGTCATGCTGTTCACTGAGTCGCCTTACCAGGACGGCATGCAGCTGGAGATGGCGAAGTTCGCCGACATTTCGCTGGTGAACGACCCGGTGAACCTGACCGCCTACGGCGAGCATGGCCCCGCGGCCTACATGCCGCACGCCTACCGCCCAGCTGTCCACTACCCGGCCACCAGCCCGGCGCGTGAATACGACCTGGCGTTCGTCGGGACCGGGTTCCCGTCGCGGGTCCGGTTCTTCGAGCAGATGAACCTGCAAGGACTCCGTACCCGCTTCGAGGGCGTGTGGATGGACCTGCCGCCCGAGTCGCCGCTGCGTAACTGGGCCGACTTCAGCCAGGACGGCTGCGTCGGCAACGCTGAGACCGCGGCGATCTACCGCAGTTCGCGGACCGGGATCAACTTTTACCGCCGCGAAGCTGAGGACGCCCACACCGGGGAGGGCTGGGCGTGCGGGCCCCGCGAGATCGAAATGGCGGCGTGCGGGCTGTGGTTCGCCCGCGACCCGCGCCCCGAATCGGACAACCTGTTCCCGATGCTTCCCGCTTTCTCGTCGCCGCAGGAAGCGTCTGAGCACGTCCGGTGGGCGGTCACACATGAGGCGGCGCGGGAGAAAGCCGCCGTAGCGGCACGTAAGGCGATAGCGGGCCGGACGTTCGATAGCCACGCCAAGACGCTCTTGGCGATGCTCGACACCTAGGAGATCACGGGAATGGTCAGGCGCCACGGCCGCAACGGCCAAGTGTATATAGGGGTCACCTCGGGTGCGGCGGCGTCACCGGTCGCGTTCCAGGCGTCCTGGTCAATCAACATGGTCACCAACAAGCAGGACGTCACCGCGTTCGGCGACGGCAACCTCGTCTATGTGGCTGGCCTGCCGGACAGCTCGGGTGACTTCTCCGGATTCATGGACGACTCAACATCGCAGACCTACATCGCCGCGACCGACGGCCTCGCCCGTAACTTCTACCTGTACCCCGACGCAACTAACGATCCCTCGGTCTACTGGTTCGGGACTGTGCTCCCGGACTTCGCTGCGGATGGGGCGATCGGTGGCGCGGTGAACATGAAGGCCACATGGAACGCCGCGAGCCGTGTGCAGCGTTACACGCCGTTCGGTGGGCTGAACACCTGATCAGGGCGTGACCGGCAGGCCATCGCCAGCGCGATCACCCAGCCCACCAGCGTCCACCCCAGCAGGGCGTTGACCACAGTCACTGATCCCTTGTTGGGGACGTGGCGGACCCAGGCGGTGACCGCGGGTGCCCAGTAGGCGGCGATGATGACGATCCACCAGATGATGAACTCGGCGTTGCTCATGACTGTCTCTTCCCCCCGGGTGAGCTATGGGTGATGTGTCGGCTGGCGCGGATGCGCTGTACCTGCTCGCGGGGCGCCTGAAGGATACAGGCGAGGTGGGTTTGCGGCGGGAGCTTGATAAGGCTATCCGTGACGCCGCCCGCCCGGTGCTGGCGGAGATCCGCCGCGGCCTGCCGGATTACCTGCCTGATCCTTACGCCGTAGTCCTCGGCGAGGACCTGCAGCTGTCGCTGTCTGAACGCACCACCGACTCTAACCCGGGCGTCCAGCTGCGGGCCACGACCCGCGGGCGTGGCGGCCGGCGCAGGATCCGCCGTCTCGACGACACGGGTGTGCTGTGGCATCCGCTGTTCGGCAACCGTAAACGCTGGTATGGGCAGACGTCGCATGTCAGGGCGGGGTTCTTCACCGATCCGGCGCAGCGGTCGGCGCCGCAGGTAAGAGACGCGATCCTATCCGCTATGAGTGACGTTGCGTCCAGGGTGACAGGAGGGGTGTGAACGTGTGGCGAAGGTGACGATCAACGGCGAGGTGTTCGAGTGGGATGTTTCGCGTAAGCCGATGAGTGAGGCGCTGGCACTCGAGCAGGCGCTGAAATGCCGGTACGCGGACTGGGAGACCGATCTGCAGGCGGGGTCGGCGCGGGCCATGTGCGGTTTCATCTGGCTGGTGTGGCGCCGCAACGGCCGCGACGTGCCGATCGCCGACATTCTCGACGGCAAAACCGAGATCGACCTGAACGAGTTCAGCCTGGTCACGGACGAGGGTGAGACGGACCCTACGCCCCTGCCCCCGGAGCCTTCGAGTACGACCGGCGCAAGTACCTAGCGGCGTTCTGCGAGATCGGCATCCGCCCCTGGGAGATCGGCCTCCTCCAGCAGGGCGAGTATGAGGCGCTGATCGACTACATCGAGGAGAAGGCGAAGGGCTGACCGGTGGCCACGGAGACACTTTCCTTCGACATTCTCGCGCGCGACCTGGCGTCGTCGTCGTTTAAGAACATGGGCCGTGCCGCGCTCGACGCGGCGGGGAGCATGAAGGAACTGTCCAGCCGCCTGGATAAGGTGTCGGGCCGGGTCGCTGAGGCACGCGTCGGGCTGCAGGGCGACAAGCAGGCGCAGGTTGAGCTGGACAAGATCGGCGTCAAGCTGATCAATCTGGGGCGCAGGACCGCGAACCCGAACATTGACCTGAAGGGTGCGCTGGGCGCGTCGGCGCAGATCGGCGCGATCGACCTGGCGCTGGACCGGCTCGACGGCCGCCGGGTCACTGTCAGCGTCGGCATTCGCCAGCGCCTCGGTGAGGGCGTGCTCGGCGGCCTGAGCCCCGGCGGTGCCGGCGGCGGGGGCCTGGGCCTGCTGGGCCCGGCTGCTATCGGCGGTGGCATCGTCGGCGCGGGCCTCGTGCCCGGCGCGGTGGGCCTCGGCATCGGCGGCTTGGCTGGCGCTGGCCTGGTCGGCGGTGGCCTGTTCGGCGCCGCGCAGGGGAAAAAGCAGCTCACCACCGACCTGTCGAACATCAGCCAGATCACCACCAAGCTGAAGACGGCGATCGGGCAGCAGCGCACCGCGCTCAGCGCTGACCTGAAACGCGCGAACCAGCAGTACGCGAAGGACTCGGCGTTTTACGCGCCGTTCACCGCGCTCAGCGGCGCGATCAAGAGCCTGACCCAAACGTTCCTGGCGCCCCTGCGGCCGGTCATGGCCCCGCTGGTGGGCATCTTCAAGGAGTTCGGCAAGGGCCTGACTGGTCTCGGCCCGCAGTTCACCGCCCTGTTCAAGGCGTCGCTGCCGTTCATCAAGCAGTTCCTCGGCTTCATGCTCCAGGCGGGGAAAATCCTCCTCCCGGCGTTCACGCAGGCGATGAACCAGATGGTGAAATCCGGGGCGCTGCAGGCGATGGTGCAGGCGCTGGTGGTGCTGACGAAAGGGCTAGCGACGTTCATCGTCAATCTCGGGCCAGGGATGGCGGCCAGCGCCCAGATATTCGCGCGGCTAGCGACGTTCATCGCCCGGACGCTGGGCTTCCTGGGTGACGCGTTCACGGTGATCGCGAAGGTTCTCGCGTTCAACTTCCCCGCCGCGGCCCATAAGGGCGTCAGCATCGTGGAGGCCGGGTTCAAGTCGTTCGGCATCTTCATGGGCGGCCTTCTCCGTGAACTTGAGAAGGTCATCACCGGGGCGTGGTCCACGATCTGGCAGAACACGGTCAACCTTGTCCGGAGTGGTGTCGGCACGACCGTTGGGATCTTCCGCAGCCTGCCGGGCCGCGCCATCGGCGCCTTGCGTGGCCTCGGCCACGGCCTGGCCGCGTTCGCATCGTCTGCGTTCAGCGAGATGTGGAACGCGATCAGGAACGTCGCCGGGAACATCTGGCACTGGCTCACCGGCTGGGTCAGCCGCCTGCCCGGTTTCCTCAAGCATCTCCTCGGCATCCACTCGCCATCGTCGGTGTTCTACGACATTGGCAAGCAGATGATGATGGGCCTGTTCCACGGCATCCAGGACCACGCCCATCACGCCGCTAACGCCGCCCGGTCGTCGGTCAGCGGTTTCGCCGACACGGGTGCGCGGTCAGGCAACGCCGCGCTCGCCCAGTCGTTCGCCGCGAGCATCCTGCCCCGCGGCTGGAGCTTCCCCGCCCTCCTCTCGCTGTGGAACCAGGAATCAGGCTGGAACGCCTACGCCGTCAACCCCTCGAGCGGCGCCTACGGCATCCCGCAATCCCTCGGCCACGGCCACCCGTACAACCTGGGTGACTACAAGGCGCAGATCGCGTGGGGCCTGAACTACATCGCCGGCCGCTACGGCAACTCGCAGGCCGCGTGGGCGCACGAGCAGGCGTTCAACTGGTACGGGTCCGGGTTCCACGGATGGTTCGACAAGCCCACCCTGATCGGCGTCGGTGAACGCGGCCGGGAACGCGTCGACATCAGCCCCGCCCGCCCCGAACGCGGCAGCGGCAGCGGCCACGTCGTGCTGGAGATCCGCTCCGGCGGTTCCCGCCTCGACGACGCGATCGTGGAGATCATCCGCCAGGCAGTGAAGGTCCGCGGCGGCGGCAACGTGCAGATCGCACTCGGAAGGCGAGGGGCGTAGATGGCTGTTCGTGTCAACACCGTGTCTATCGGTGCCAGCGCGACCAGCGCATCCGCGTACTCGGCGACGGTCCCCGCTGACGGGTCCATGTCGGGGGCGGGGACGGCGGGAATCATCGCCGGCGACCTGATCGTCTGCAACGGCATCTCCAACGGCACCCACGTAGCGAACTCGCTGTCGGTGCAGGACAACGTCAACACGACGAACTTCACGAACATCAAGGAACAGCAGCTCGGCGGTGCGTCGGCGTACTGGCAGCAGTGCCTGTATTACGTCGCCGCGGCGAACGTCCCGGCGGGGTCGCTGATCACGTTCACGCCGTTCGCGGCGGCGACGTTCACCTGCTTCAGCATCGATGTGTACCGGTATGCGCTGGGCACGATCAACCAGGCTGTCAT